GTCCACAAATATTCCAAATAATTAAAGGAGCATTGATGGATCCAGATATGGAAGACCTTCCAACTGATTCTACAAACGGAGTAGACTTCAGAATAATCAAAACAAGTAAAGGCGGATACGCAGATTACTCAACATCTACATGGTCAAGAAAATCAAGACCTTTAACTGAAGATGAGAATAAAGCGATTGAAACTAACGGTCTATTTGACTTGAATGGTTTCCTTCCTAAAAAGCCATCAGAAGTTGATGTAAAAGTAATCAAAGAAATGTTTGAGGCATCAGTTGATGGTGAAGCATATGATCAAGACAAATTTGGTCAATACTTCAGACCAGCAGGTGTTAGTGCAAGAACAGGTGATCCAGTAACTCCGAAAGCAGAAACTCCTGCTCCAGAAGTGAAGTCAACACCAGTTGCTGAAACTAAAACTCAAGAGACGCCTGCGGCTACAACAACTGATAATAAATCAGGAAGTAAGGCTGAAGACATCTTGGCGATGATTAGAGCAAGACAACAAAAGTAAAGCACATTGGGGGTCCTGCTTAAACAGGATCCCCTAACAAAGGGAAAATAAAATGGTAAAGGCATTCGACGTAAGCAAATTTAGAAAGACACTAACAAAGTCCATTACTGGTATGAGTTCTGGATTTCATGATCCAACAGATTGGATTTCAACAGGAAATTATGCACTCAACTATCTAGTGAGTGGAGACTTCAATAAAGGTATACCTCTAGGCAAAGTGACTGTGTTTGCAGGAGAGTCTGGTTCAGGTAAATCTTATATCTGTGCAGGTAACATTGTAAAAGCGGCACAGGATCAAGGTATATTTGTTGTACTGATAGATTCTGAAAACGCATTAGATGAGGGATGGTTACACGCATTGGGCGTAGACACAGATGAGAAAAAATTATTAAAACTTAATATGTCAATGATTGATGATGTTGCAAAAACTGTATCAACATTTATGGCAGATTATAGAGCAATGAGCGAAGACGATAGACCAAAAGTATTATTTGTAATAGACTCTTTAGGTATGTTGTTGACTCCAACAGATGTTGATCAGTTTGGAAAAGGTGATATGAAAGGTGACATGGGTAGAAAACCTAAGGCACTTACGGCACTTGTAAGAAACTGTGTGAATATGTTTGGTAGTCACAACGTAGGACTTGTTGCAACAAACCATACATACGCATCGCAAGATATGTTCGATCCAGATGATAAGATATCAGGTGGACAAGGATTTATCTATGCATCAAGTATTGTGGTTGCTATGCGTAAATTAAAATTAAAAGAAGATGAAGATGGTAACAAAACAACTGATGTAAAAGGTATAAGAGCGGCTTGTAAAGTTATGAAGACAAGATTCAACAAACCTTTTGAAGGTGTGCAGGTTAAGATTCCATATGAAACAGGAATGAATCCTTATTCAGGTCTTGTAGACTTGTTTGAGAAAAAAGGCATCTTAAGTAAAGACGGTAACAGACTTAAATATGTTGATTCCAAAAAAACGGAACACAAAGAATATAGAAGAGTTTGGGAACAAGGCGGCGAATTACTAGATAATATAATGAAAGACTTTAGTAATTTAGAGCCTGTTGAAGTACAAGAAACTACTACAGAAGAGGAGTAAGATGTTATCAGGATCACAAATTGTAGAACTTTGGAACTTTTTCAAAGAATACATGGATCGTAAACAACCGATGGATTTGATTGCAGAAAAGTTTGTAGACTTACTTGCTGACCACGGCGTCGAAGATGATGATTTAAAAGATGCCTTAGGTGCAGATGACGACTTGGATAAGGCAATACAATACTTTTTAGATATCGGTGACGAAGAAGAGGAATATTAATGGCTGGTTGGTATCAAAAAATAGCAAAAGATATCAGTGCAATTCCAGAGGCAATCAAACACTATGAGGCTGAATTAGAATCTGCAAAAGCAGAATGCAGGATTCGAGGCAACGTAGAAAAGGCATCTGCCAATATGCCAGGTATTGTAGAACAAAGATTCAATCAACTCCAAGAAATTGAAGCGATATTACAATATATGAATATCGAATTACGTAGATTAAGAAGCAAACACTTCAAAAAATATTTAGAAAATTATCAGAGAGCACTTTCTAGCAGAGACGTTGAAAAATACGTCGACGGTGAAGCAGACGTTGTTGATTATGAAAAAATTATCAACGAATTTGCACTTTTAAGAAACAAATGGTTGGGTATCACAAAAGGACTTGACCAAAAACAATGGCAAATTACAAACATTGTTAAATTAAGAGTTGCTGGAATGGAAGACGCTTCTATATAAGCACTACCCGAAAATACATCCAATAAATATTAAAAATGAATATTCCTACCTACGTAATAACCATGATTGGAGAAGGTCTGAGCGAAAATTTGGCTCAAGAATGTATTGAATCGGCAAAGAAATTTGGAATACAAGCAAAAATTTTTCCTGCTACGTGGGGAAAAGATATAGACAAGCATTTTGTAGAACAAGATTTAAAAATTTACAAAAAAGGTCAAAAAAAGAAAGATATAAATCCAGGTTTGAAAGGATGTCTGCTTTCACACTATAGATTATGGAAAAAATGTATCGAAAGTCAAGAACCAATGATGATATTTGAACACGACAATATAGTTTTACGAGACATACCCGAAAAATTATTGAATACGTTTGAAGATGTTTTACATTTAGACTTTGCGAGTAGACAGGTCACAGATTATGAAGACTTCACAGAAACTTACAATGGTGATGACGTAAAACAATGGTGTCCACAGATCCCGAGACTGTCAGGACACGAACTTTACAACAAAACACACATAAAAGGTTCTCATGCTTACATTATAAAACCACTAGGTGCAATAAAAATGGTTGATTGGGTTTGGAATGTTGGTGCTTTGAGTCCTGATTTAGCAATGAACAGCACAGCAATTGATTTGCGTTACACTTTGACTTCATTTTGTCGAATTAACCCTAGATATTGGATGGAAAGCAAGAAAAGAAGTAAAAACAGTTTTTGTAGACCAAAGAGATGGAGAGTAGATGGATAGATTAAAAGAAATATACATAGATGCCTTAAGTTCACATGATTGGAATTACGAATCACAATTAGACAGTAAGTTCGATGTGGGTATGGAGGAAAAAGAACGCCTAAGAGACATAATTGCCACAGCATATGAGATGGATAAAGACCCTGCAAAAATTTTCTATCAATATTGCCCAGAACATTTATATAGATGTTCAGCAGACTACGGTATAAGAACACCTTGGGAAGAATTAAAATTACATATGGATATTTTACAAGAAGAAAAACAAAAAGAATTAAGAAAGTACGTGAAATGACGTTTGACAAGTTACCTTTAGAAGGAGACCTACCAACAAATAAACAAAATATAATTTATTTTAGTTGCGATCCAAAATACTGGGCAGAATACGGACAATACTTGGCAAAGAGTACGTTGCATTTCAATCATCACCAGGTGCACGTACACGTTCACTTGATGTATGAACAAGATGAACACAATCCAAAGAATTATATTAGAGATCCAAGCATAACATACACATTTGAAAGACATCCTAAAGATTTTTATGATCAATTTAAATTAGATACAAAAAATTCCTTGTTTGGTCGTGGAATGGAGATATGTAACACTAGACAACACAGTGAATTCAAACAAAAAATTTATTGGTCAAGCAGAAGATTCATGATCATGGACAAATTATTTGATACCTACCAACACGTTTTACAATTAGACGCAGATGGATTGTGCAGAGTTACTTTTGCTGAACATCATTACAAACGTATTACTAAAACTCCTAGTGCCATGCGTAAACCTAAGGACCGCAACGTGTATATTGCAAGTTGCATTAGTCCTGGCATAGGTCAAGAAGGAGATAGGTTCAAGAGACATCTATCACAACAAATGACCTTAGCATTTCAAAGACCCATTTACTGGTTTGTAGATCAACACGTACTAAAACAAATTTTTGATAACTGGGACGGGACTCCAATTAACGAAATTCCTTATGCTTGGAACAGTTGGGGATTAAAATCCGGTGGTGAAATTTTTAGTACTGCAAAAGGCACGAAAAAATATGGTACAAGATACAAAAATTTAAAATACAACTGGTTCACAGACAGGCAAAAACTGAAGTTCCATAAAGATAAAAGGAAAAAACATGGAAAATCCTAAAGGTTACATAATTTATCTTCCTGAACATCCATATTCAGCCCAATGGGCCGGTGAAGCACTTGCATCTGGACGAGCCCTTGGTTGGAATCTTGAATTGTACCCAGGAATTGATGGTCGTAAAACAAATATTGCAGAACACAATTTAAAATTTTGTACACACAGCAAAAAAAGTAGGAGATTAATTGAAAGACCGGGCACACTAGGTTGTTTTTTAAGTCAATACACGTTATGGCGTAAATGTTTAAAGCAACAAAAACCTATCTGTATATTTGAACATGATGTTTTATTTAAAAAAGAATTTTCAGTGCAGGACGAGTTTTCAGACGTACTAAAATTTGAAGGATTTATCCCTGCAAAGAAAAATGCTATTGGACAATGGTGGGAAGGCGCAAGAGCATATATTTTGAAACCAGCAGGTGCAGAAAAACTCATACAATGGGTAAAACGCAATGGTGCAATTCCGGCTGACTGGGCGTTAAATGAATCTATTGTCAATGTAAAGTTTGATAAGGGGAATAAAGTAACATTTTCTAAGAAAGAATTTAGTTTTACTAATCAATTAAAATGAAAAAATTAATATTTCAAGTAAGTGTAGGTAAGCCAAGCAAGTTGTATCAAACTTGTATAGATAGTGTTGCTAGATATTGTGAAAAATATGGCATCACTCACAAGGTATTGTATGAACCAAAACTAAAAATTGTTCCGGACCCAAATAGGAACGGACGAAGTAAGGAAGCAATCTCAAGATTAGGTTATATGCCTATCTACGAAAAAGAAAATGCATTCGAATACTTTGGTGAGTACGACCAAGTCGCAATAGTAGACAGTGACATATACATTAAACCGAATGCTCCTGATATCTTTTTAGATTTACCACAGCAATATGACTTCGGTGGAGTTCTTGAACGTGATTTACCTCTAAACAAAAAATATCAGAACAAAATTAGGAAATATTCACAAAGTGCGTTTACTAATTTGAAAGATGTTGACTGGAAATGGAATACTTTGGGTGCTGAATTTTACAATATGGGACTTATGGTGATGAATAAATCATTTGCAAAATATCTTAAAGGACAAACACCTAAGGAATTTATCACAAGACCTGAATTCAAAGACTTTGTTGATGGAATGGGGTTTTACAAGTGGAGCACTGATCAAATGTTGTTGAATTGGTTTGTAAAAAAAGAAAAATTACAATGCAAAAACATGAGTTGGAAATGGAACGCCTTGTACACTGCGGTAGACAAGAATAGAATGCATGAGAGTTACTTCATCCATTTCTTTTTAAGAGATAAACTGCCTGCAAAAGGTGAAAATATAGAAGAACTGCTAAAAAAATTAATATGAAACACATAGTAGCAAGAGCATTCAGCACCGTAAGGACTAATTTTATTTTCGGAGCACCAGGACTTGGTGACAGAATACACCACATACTATTTGCCTACAATTATAGTGTAATGGAGGACACTCCTGTTACGTTGCACCTCACAAAACATCAATGGAATAGACAAAAACCTTCAAGTTGGCCCGAAATATTATCATTGTTTCCAGGTAACAGAGTAAAAGTTATTCCGCATTTAGAATATGAACCTAAAAATAATCTTAATTTTTTAGAATATGTTAAGAGCCTTGGATACGGCAATGCAGAGCAACACATATACAAAGATCATCCACAAAGATATGAGCCAAAAGCAGGAATAGACCTAACAAAATATTTAAAAATATTTCCACAGATAAAAGCAGAGGATTGTTCAGCAGATTTAGATTTGCCTAAAAATTTTATCACCGTGCAATTTGATTCTACATCTAAAAGTAGAATGATGAAGTCTAAAAATCGAAAAGACATACTAGAAAAATACAAAAACTACGAAAAAATACTTGTAGGCGGTGAATCGAAAAACAATTTATTGAAAAATAGTTTGAAGCATATTGCCTATGCAATGTCTAAAGCAAAACATCATGTGGGTGTAGACAGCGGATTTTTCCATATGTCTCAAGTGTATTTTTCTCCAAAAAATATTCACATATATACAACAAGACATCCAAAAAAATGGAGTCATCATATGCAAAGAGCCAGAGATAATGGCATTTTTATTAATGGGAGAGACAAAAAGTTATGATGGGTAAACAACGTAATTCAGATGCGCCAAATATTTTGCATCTAATTAAAAAAGACAGCATAGGTGCGGAGATTGGTGTTTGGTTTGCGAACACATCAGAAGAATTTGTAAAAAAAGGTGTAAAAGAATTGCATTTGGTTGACCCATATTCTATAGAACCTTTCAAAGAAAATAGTGAAATGACATACAACGCATGGTTAAGCAAATATAACAAACTTTTGAAAATAAAAGGTAAAAACTACATGGACATTGAAGAAAAGTTAGTCCAATATTACAATAATGTGTATGAAACAGTTGTAAAAAAATTTAAAAATAATAATTCTGTAAAAATATTCAGGACTACTTCACACTCTTGGTTTGATAGTGTTCAAGATAATTATTTCGATTGGATCTATATAGACGGTGATCACTCGTATGAAGGTTGCTATCAAGATTTAATGAAAGCACGGGCAAAAGTTAAAAAAGGTGGCTTAATTTTAGGAGATGATTTTAAATGGCCCAATAGCAAATGGAGTAAACCAGGAGTAACAAAGGCAGTTAAACAATTTGTTGAAGAAAATGATTACACGAAATCTTTTTTTAGACATGGTATGACACAATTTGAAATTAAATTATAAAAATGCTGAAAGAACTATTACAAAAATACAAATGTGACAAATCTTCAAAACATTCATATGAATTATGTTATGAGAAACATTTTTTACCAGTAAAAAATCAGCCTATTAATATTTTAGAAATAGGAATTTTCAAGGGTGAAAGCATGAAAGTATGGCTAGAATATTTTCCTAATGCCACAGTGTATGGTATTGATATTTTTCAGAGAATTAAAGAAAACGAACTGCCAATTTTGAAAAATCCAAGAGTAAAATATTTAAAATTAGACAGCGTAAGTGAACAAGCCAAACAAATTATTACAGAAAATTGGGGTGACATAAAATTTGATTTTATAATAGATGACGGACTACACACGCCCGTTGCTAATAGGCTGACTTTTTTAAATTTTATTAATTTTTTAAAAAATGATGGGGTATTTTTTATTGAAGACGTATATCCAATAGATAAAATGGAAAAACCGCATCCATGGTTTAAGCAAAGTGGAAGAATAGAACAATACACATTAAAGCAATATCAAAAATTTATTGAAACTTTACAACCATTTAATGTTACTCACATTGACAACAGGAAAATTACAAAACAACCAGATAGTTATATCATAGAAATACAGAAAAAATGCAATTCGAACAATTTAAAAACAAACATTTAGGACAAAGATGTTTCATACTAGGCTGTGCTCCTAGTCTTAAAAATGAAAATTTGCAATTATTAAAAGATGAAATTGTAATAATTTGCAACAAAGGATTTCTTGCAGTAGAACAACTGAATCTTCCTAAATTTGACTACTTTTTTTGTGCAGACGGTGTTGTTTACAAAGAATTATATAAAAAATATAAACAAGAATTAGACAAAATTTCTGTTCCTAAATTTTATGCAAGTAAAGTTGCCGAAGTTTCAAAAATAAACATACAAGAAGATTATGTTTGTTTTAAAAAAGGATATGCTGACAATATTGCAGTGCAAAATGCAGGATTTCCTGAAAAATTTGAGGATGGTTGGGGAGCAACAAGAGGCACAGTGTTCGATGCCAGCATAGTTGCATACTGGATGGGATTCAAAGAAATATATTTGTTGGGTGTAGATTATAATTATAGCGATAAAAATAATACACATTTTTATAAGTCTGGAGAAAGGGAAAAAATTTTGGTAGCAGAAAATAAAATTACCGATCCGAACAAAAAAGCATTTAAAAGAGTCATAAAGACTGTGGCAGTAATAAAAAACCATTTAAATAAAAATGGCGTTGTATACAAAAATTTAAGTAAAGGATTTTTTCATAAGAATATGATGGAAACTGACACATTGGAAAATGTAGTAACATGAAAACAATAGCATTTGTACCAGCAAAAGGAAAAAGCGAAAGGATTGAAAATAAAAATAAACAAATCCTTGATGGTGAATATCTATTCAAACGAAAATTGAGACAACTTTTAGATTGTGAAGAAATAGATGAAGTTTGGTTAGACAGTGAGGACAAGGAAATACATGAACTTGCTCAAGATTTACCAATTAAACATCATTACAGAGACCCTGCTCTAGCAGACAATAACACAGACGGACATCAAATGTTTGCAAATGAATCTAAAATTACGTCTGCTGATATAGTTGTACAAGTTTTATGCACAGCGCCATTTGTAGATAAAAATGTTATTGATCCTGCTCTCAAACAACTTAAAGAAAGTAAAAAAACAAGCCTAGTTGCTGTCACAGAACAAAAACTATACTTGTGGCAAGAAGGAAAACCAATGTACGGTGACAAAATTCCTAATAGTGTAGATTTGCCAACACACATTATAGAATCTATGAGTTTTTATGCAGTAAAAACTAAACAACAATCAGTAGAAAAGAGATATACTGAAGATGCAATCTTATACCCATTAAAAACTATTGAATCTGTAGATATTAATAATAGTGATGATCTAAAATTAGCACAAACAATTTGTGCCGGACAAAGAGCAAAACGTATTCAACAATTAAAAATATTAAGCAAGTCTATATCTAGTTGTTTAATAAGTGATGTGTGTAAGGAGCACGGAGTTCAACATTTTTTAAGCAAAGATATAAAACTTTTAAACACAGGCAGTTTCCTAGGGTATGCTAAAACATTGAAATTAAAAAAATTAGATCAACCAAAAGAATGGGAAGGAATATTTGACGCATTAGGCAGTTACAATTTTGTAGAACCTGGTGATGTAATTGTTGTATCAACAGACGTGCAAGATAAAGCATATTTTGGAGAACTAAATGCACATTTTGCCTATAGAAATGGCGCAGTAGGTGTAGTCGTTGATGGCAAAACTAGAGACGTAGACAGAGTGACTCAAATTGGGTTACCTTTGTGTGCTCACGGTAGACAATCTGATGATATTAGATTCGAAGGTACATTAGAAACAATGAATATGCCTATTAGTATTAATAATGTAACAATTAGAAATAACGATTTAATATTCGGAGATGCAGATGGCGTTGTTTGCGTTCCTGCGGAAAAATGGAACTTCATACTTAATCATGTAAAAAAGGCTTTGAAGAAAGAAATGTTAGTTAAATTAGAAGCAACATTCGGTGAGGATCCTTTTGACGTTTTGAACAAAATAGGCACTTTCTAATGAAAGCATTCATTATAACTATCATAAAAAATAGAAACAGTCTTGATTACGCAGAAAATTGTTTGCAAAGCATAAAGGACACAGATAGTGATTTAGATGCAAGAATTTTCAACGCAACTGTGCCAGAAACTTTATTTGATGTTAATTGGACCTGGCCACTAGATAGCAAAAAAGTTTGTGCAAAATCAAATTTGTTTTTAAAACCTTACAAAACTGTAGACAATAGAAAAAGAATTGCGGCGGCACAAAGTCACTATAGATTATGGAAAGAAAGTATTAATTTAAATGAGCCAATAATGATTTTGGAACACGATGCAATTTTCCAAAGGAAATTTATTGAACCTAAAACAAATGATGATGTAGGTGCATACAGTATCAATGATCCACGTGGAGCAACATTCAAAGCAAAAGATTACCACAACTCTTTAAATGAAGGTATTAACGAAGTTCCTTGGGTAACAAAATGCCAGATTCCACAAGGTATGCCAGGTCACAGTGCTTATGTTATAAAACCTTGGGCCGCTAAAAAGGTTGTTGAGCAACAGAACGCAATTGGATGGTGGCCTAACGATGCAATCATGTGCCGACAGTTATGCCCGTGGGTAAGGGTGTACAAACCATATTTTACAACCATACAGGACATCACATCTACAACTTCCAAATAATCCATTTCATAAATAATTTTAAAAGGAATCCAATATGAAGATATTAGTTACAGGTGACAAAGGTTTTATAGGACAACGCCTAGTAAAAAGATTAGAAAAAGATAATCACACAATCGTTGGCATAGATACAAAAGCAAACACAAATATTATTTCAGCAGAACTACCAGAAGTTGATTTAGTGATACATCTAGCAGGTATAGGTGGTGTAAGAGAATCACTTGCAGATCCTAAAAAATACTGGGATAACAATGTCGAAGGCACAAAAAGAATTTTAGAACATTACAAAGACACAAGAGTTTTATTTGCCAGTTCGAGTTCACAATATGATCCATGGCGTAACCCCTATGCGGCAAGTAAACATTGTATCGAATATATTCCACATAATAATTGTGTAGCGATGAGATTTCACACAGTCTATTCAGATACTCCAAGATTGAATATGTTTTTTGACAAACTGATATCAGGAAAATTAGAATATGTTACTAATCACACAAGAGACTTTGTACACGTAGACGATGTGTGTGAAGCGGTAGTTGTTCTTATGAACACAGACTTCAAAGGACCTATTGACATAGGCACAGGACAAAGTGTCAAAGTGTCAGACATCTGTCCTAATTTGCCTATCAAACCAGGCATGGCAGGCGAAAGACCAGACACACTAGCAGACATAACAAAAATGAAAGAACTTGGTTGGGAGCCTAAATGGACTGTCAAAAAGTTTTTAGATGAAAACGGATACGAGCACAAATTACAATGAAAGCAGGAAAAATTTGGGGACAAACTGAACTAATACACAAGAATGGTGTGTTAGAATTTCATAGAATAAATTTTAAAGCAGGATATAAATGTTCTGAACATACACATAAATTTAAATGGAATGGCTTTTTTGTAGAGTCAGGAAAAATGCTTGTAAGAGTTTGGCAAGACGATCAAGACGGATTATTAGATGAAACTATTTTAAATGCAGGAGATTTTACAACAGTCAAGCCAGGAAAATTTCACCAGTTCGAAGGCATAGAAGATGGAGTAGCATTTGAATTGTATTGGGCAGAATTCAATCACGATGACATTGTAAGAAGGACAGTAGGCACAAAATCATGAAAATTTTTGTAGGCTACGACACAAGGGAAGACATCGCCTACCAAGTGTGCGAATATTCTGCAATGAAGCACAGCAATGATGTAGAAGTAATTCCTTTAAATCAAAATAGACTAAGACAAGACAAATGGTATTGGAGAGGTGAAGATAAACTTGCTTCGACAGAATTTACATTTACTAGATTTTTAGTCCCTGCTCTTGCAAATTATAAAGGCTGGGCATTGTTCTGTGATTCCGATATAGTATTTTTGAAAGATGTGAAAGAACTATTTGACCAAGCAGACGACAAATATGCTGTGATGTGTGTACAACACGACTACACTCCTAAGCCTGGAATAAAAATGGACGGACAAAAACAAACATTGTATCCAAGAAAGAATTGGAGTTCAATGGTTTTGTACAACTGCGGACATCCATCAAACGAAAAACTTTCTGTAGATTTAGTAAACAATCCAAATTATGACGGTGCTTATTTCCATAGATTTAGTTGGCTGAAGGACGAAGAAATAGGCAAACTATCACATGAATGGAATTGGTTAGTAGGTTGGTATAAAGAACCGGAAGATGGAAAACCTAATGCTATTCATTACACAGAAGGTGGTCCTTGGTTTAAAAATTATAGGCATTGTGAGTACGGAGATATTTGGAAAAATTATCTTGCTGAAATGATGAAAAGATGATATGCATTACCATTTCGACAGTGAAGACGAGACTCTTAAAGCCTGGACTCTAGGACTAGGCAGTCATCCATTATCTTGGGAAGAAATTCAAAAAACAGCAACAAATAACTCTGTAAGTTTTAGAAGTTTAGCAAAAAGAAAAATAATCCGTGATTGTTGGAAAACAAAACGACCCTTTTATTACATTGACACAGGTTACGTAGGCAATCTAATAAAAAAGAAAATTTATTTTAGAGTTGTAAAAAATAACGTACAACACACAGAAGTCTTTAAATGTCCTGCTGATCGTTGGAAAAAAATTGCAACCATATCTCCAGAACTAGATTTTGTAGAATGGCGTAAGCATAACAGCGGTAAAATTTTATTAGTAACACCAAGTGATAAGCCTTGTAAGTTTTATGGAATAGATAGAGATGATTGGGTTAAACAGACGATTAAGAAATTAAAGAAACATACTGATAGAGAAATTATTATAAGAGATAAGGAAAAACGTCACGCAAGAGTTGGTCCTAATAGTGTTCCATGGTATTTGATTAAAGAAAAAATTTATGCAGTGGTTACATATCAATCTATTGCGGCGATTGAAGCAATATGCACAGGAGTTCCTGCGTTCACAGAAGAAATGACTGCCGCTGACAGTATTGCTTGTAATGATTTAAGTAAAATTGAAAAACCAAACTATGCTCCTACAGAACAAGTAAAAGAATGGCAACATTGGTTGGCTTACTGTCAATATCATTTTAGAGAAATGCAAAATGGAGAAGCAGTAAGAATAATGAAAGATTATGGATTAATGTAATGAGTGGTTATCGAGTAGTATCATATATGAAATGCATTCCACCTGGAAACAAGAAGGCACAAAAGCCTTTAATTATTCGAAATTTTATAGAAGGAGTAAACAGGACTGGTAAGCACTTTGGAGATCAAGGTGTAATTCTAAATTCTTGGACAGTATTAGATGCTGATGTATCTGTCATACAAGGTTTTACTCATCAGAATTCACAAAGACATAGACATCTAATGTTACGGAAAGCAGTGTACGAAAATCAAATACGTAAAAATAAAAGATGTATGATTGTTGATAGCAGTTTATTTCTTTATGCAGATATCACACAAAGTAGAAATTATTTAAGATATGGATACGACGGAATATTTCCTAATAGTGCCGAATATTGTTGGGATAAGCCTAACGCACAAAGGTGGGAAAAAATTAAACAAGATTTGAATATAGAATTAAAACCATGGCGTTTAGGCGGTGGACAGTACATCTTACTATGCTGTCAACGTGATGGTGGCTGGAGTATGCAAGGAATGAGAGTGCTTGATTGGTTAGAACACACAATACGTTCCATAAGACAGGTTACTGCCAGACCTTTGAGAATACGTTTTCATCCTGGCGACAAAGGTGTACAGCGCCATAAACAGATGGTCATGAACTGGATATACACCGGAGATCCAATTTTTAAAAATGTTGAAATTAGCGGAGCAAAAGATATAAGAGACGAATTTGCTCATGCTCATGCTGTTGTAGGTCATAACAGCAGTCCAACAGTAGCGAGTGTGATTGAAGGGATTCCTACACTCGTTACTGACCCAGACAGAGCACAATCAAAAGATGTTGCTTTGCAAAGTTGGGCCGACTTAGAAAAATTAGTACCCTTTGATAGAGAACTTTGGATTCAAAAAATTGCACAAACACATTGGACTTTAGACGAGGTAAAAGACGGATTGGCTTGGCAACATTTAAGGAACTATGTAAAATGATTACAGTTCTAACAACTTTTCATAAAGAAGGTATGGATCAGTATGGACAAAGATTCTTGGATAGTTTTGCTTCAAAAGTTGACAAAAAAATAAAGATGCTTTGTTATGCAGAACAATGTTCTCCAGTAAATCCAGATCCTGTTCAAATACAAATTATAAATCAAGCAGAGATACAAGAACTTACAAAATTTAAAGCACAGTGGAGCAATGTGCCTAAGGCGAATGGTGTATGCCCATTTCCAGAGAAACGTCCAAGAGACCACCACAAAAAATTTAAATGGGACGCAATAAGATTTGCAAACAAAGTGTATGCTGTATTTGATGCTGTAAATAGA